TTATATAGGTTTTCCCTACTGTACTTATAATCACTAGTGATATCTTCTTTTTCATTAGGTCTAGGTACAGCAGGTGTTGTTTGAACAATCTCTTGCTTAGTTTCAGTTATATCTAATAACTCGTTTAATTTATCTTCAACTTTTTTCATATCCGCCAAACTTTATTGAGAACCTAGGTGTGTTAGGTATATTAAATGCCATACCTTTGTGTATTACATCACCTGTTAATTCTATTATTCTACCTTGTTTAAATGGTACAGTCTCTCCGTCTTTTACAATAAATTCACCTCCTATATATTCGTTAGGTAAATTATCACATGTTAACATCATAATATAAACTTTGTAATTAGGATCACCATTGTTACTATCTTTATGAAAAGAACCATTCATACCCATAAATTGCATATTAGCAAATATCTCTACTAATTCAAAGTTTGGATTTAAGTGTTCTATTGCCTTTGTTAAATCTTCAAAACATTCTTTTTGATATATGGTAACATCTTTTCTATTTTTATATCTATAGAAAGTTCTACCCATAAGTCTATGAGTGCCGTGATGACCATACGGCCAAGAATTTCTTCCTGCAATATTGTCAGCAATCCATGAAACATTTGTTGATAAGTGATAGGCTAAATCGTCAACCCATTTCTTATCAAAAACACCATCGTGTATTTTTATCTCAGTATTCATAATAAAAAAATTATGTATTATTCTTTATCAGTACCACTTTCAGGATCATATTCGTCAGCATCCTGGAAGAAAGAACGTGTTTCACTAAAACCAAAATCATCATCAGCGTCAGCAGTTGTAGGATTAGGAGTAACAACATATCGTTGTTCTCTTTTTGCCGTTGCTGTGCTTGTGTTTGTATATTGGTCTACTTGTACTTGTTTAATAACTTTCGTACTTGAAACAGGTCCATATAAATACATCTTCGCTGTAAACGATAGAGTGTACATTAAAACTCGTCTGTCTGTAAAAGTTCCGTCATAACTGTCTTCATATGTTACATCATTAAGAATAATTGGAACGTCTCTTACGATATCTAAACTTGGCATTACATTTAATGATACTGTATAGTCAGGTTGAAACATTGGTAATATTTGTTCTACGATTTGTAAAGCGTCTTCACTATTTTTTGCCATAGTAAACAATGTAAATGAAACGTTGTAAGGTACAGGCATATAAACATTAGTCATTGACTTAGTATCTGCGCCTTTTACTTTCTTAAACTTTTGAATACGATTTAGTTTTCTGCTAGGGTCATATGTAAGACCTGTTAATTCAAAACCAATTCGTGGTAAAGTAAGTGCTGTTGATTTTACATCATCAGCGCCTCTTGTACTGTCTTGGTCAATTCTAGCTAAGAACTTTTGTTTTGGTCCGTATGCAAGTGGAACTTTCATCTTTTGATTTATTTTTCCTGTACTCGCTCTACGATATATGTACAAATCATTAAACAATGTACCAAACGCTACTATCGTTTTTCTAATTAGTTCATGGTATTGTGCGTCTTTAAACATTATTTACTCCTTATAAGTCACTTGGGTCACCAAATGGATTCTTTTCTGTGAAGTCAAAGATATCGTTACTTGCGTCTGTATCGTTTAATCCTGCTTCATCATCAAAAGATATATTGTCAGCGCCTGGTCTATCAGTCGCCATGTTTGTTGTGTTGCTATCTTCTAACACTATATAGTCTGTAAAGATAGGGTCATCCTCAAGGATAATATTGTCACCGTCAACTTCATCAACAATTAAATCACCTGTTTCTGCTAACAATGCCTCAACATTACCATCAGTTACTTCAGCAAGTAAAGCACCTGAAGATGTTGTACCAATCTCTAGTGTTATTTGATTTTGTAATAAATCTAAATTCTCGTCTTCTAATTTTTCATCAATTTCAGTAATACCTGTATCAACTAATTCATGTGAGTAATCCCAAACAGATGATTTAAGTTTGAAGATAGGTAAATCATTAATCTGATACATTGGATCCTCATCTTCAACAAAATCTACTTGAAAGAATTTCTTAAAGGTTGGCATGTAAATAATGTCACCTTCTCTAGGTCTGTTTATTGAAATTGTATTTGATGGTTGGTCAACTAATAACTCAAATGAACGTCTGCTAACAACAAAAGTTATTTCGTCTTTCATATCTAAACCAAACTTACCAATCAAGTCACCTTGACCGGCAAAACCGTTCACGTCTTCTATGTACATTTCTATTTGATATGCTTCTGTGTACTTACTATCAGGCGTTTCACCTAATATTTTATCTTCCGTTACAGTTGTTCTAGGAAGATAATGTACTTCATGCCCAAATATCTTTAACTGCTCTATGATTAAATCTTCATAGAGAGTTTTTTCTGAGTGTGTACCATGTGAGAAATATGTATTTTTCACTTATTAACCTACCATATAATTTGGTGGTAACTCAAAACTTAACTGTATTTGTTCCTCTAATTTTTGTATTTCTTCTATTGCTTGAGAGTATATTTGTTCGCCATTCATTTGAACGCCACCTAACATTGCAACTCCTTGGAACTTAGATAAGTTTGTACCCCATTGTTTTTTGATTAGTTGAATAGTATATTTTTTTAGAAATATATCATCAAACAAATCAGTAAATGTTGAACCGTCTAATTTACGATAGCATTCTATAATCATAAAGTCACCTGCTTTAACATCATGTGCCCAATCCATATCTATATACAATCTGTTTTTGTGTTGATTGTATCTAACTGGTCTTTCACCTGTTAGAATATGGTCTAACATATCTAAATGTCTTAATGTCATATCGTAGTGTATAATACTTGTAGATGAAAAATCATACAAGTCATTTAATCTTAATTGATATCTGACATCAAATAAATTTAATGCCGCTTTGTCTGTAAAAGGAAATACTTGTAATACTGACATTACATTTGAAGGCATAGGTATATAATTCTTACCTTCTTTAAAACTTGCTGTTACTGTGGAATCTGCTGTATCTGTGACTGTAGTTAATGTTTCATTTGCTCTTGCTCTATCAATATCATCTTGTGTAACTTGATATTTTAAATACATTCTTTCAGAACCGTCATAATGATACTGAGCAAAGTATTGTACTGCTTCGTCTATTCTATCTTCTACTTGGTCGTCTTCTACGTTGATTTCAATAACAGGTTTACCTAATGCTCTTAGACAGTATTGTTTAAGTGTTTCTCTACTAGTTATTGGGTTATTTTGTGCCATAATAATACTATTTATGCATTATATATACCTATATGATATTAAAGAATTACTATTATTATTATCCTAGTGTGATACCTGAATATTTGTGTGATGATATTATACGCTTTGCTAATAATCAACAAGAACTTATTGCTTCCACTGGTGGTATGAATACTGAGGAACTACAAGTAAACAAAGAGTTACAAAAAGAAAACGAACAGCATAGAAGCAGTCATATATCTTGGTTAGAAGAACCTTGGATTTATAATGAAATACAACCATATGTCCACGAAGCAAATAGACTAGCTGGTTGGAACTTTGATTGGGACTTTTCTGAGACTATACAATTTACAAGATACAAATTAAATCAATATTATCATTGGCATGCTGACCAAGAAGCTGAACCTTATAACAACGGACACCCTCAACATGACGGTAAGATAAGAAAATTATCATGTACAATACAACTAAATCACCCACACGAATATGAGGGTGGTGATTTACAGTTTAGAACACCACATGGTGAGTTTACTTGTGATGGAATAAAACCAAAAGGGTCTATATGTATTTTTCCGTCTTTTGTTACTCATAGAGTTACAACTATTACATCTGGTACAAGAAATAGTTTAGTGATGTGGAATATAGGATACCCATATAAATGATTTTTTACGGTAAAATAAAAGAACATAAAGAGTTGAGAAATAATCTACTAGAATTAATCTCTACTGCACCTGCAACACCTATACAAAAAAAAGATGAATACTTTGGTGATGATATTACAATATCAGATTGGGGTAATGCAAATGATTATGAAAGACCTTGGGTACAAAAATTATTAAAACCTTTTATGACTGAAATGTTAAGTATGTGTAACTTAGCAGGTTATAGAGACTTTGAATTATTTGAGATATGGTTTCAACAATATGAAAAAAATAGTAAACATGGTTGGCATATACATGGTCGTAATTACACAGGTGTTTATTATTTACAATTTGATGGTACTGCAAAAACACAAATATGGAACAATAAAATTATTAATTTAAACTGTGAAGAAGGAGATATTGTAATGTTTCCGTCTTTTATGATACACAGAGCACCACCCGTACAGAATGATAATACTAAAACAATTGTATCATTCAATATAGAATTTAAAGATATAGATGGTAGTAAACTAGAGGAGATTAGTCGTGCTTGATGAAATAAAAATACAACCACTCTTTGCTAAACCTCTTGCATTTACTAAAATTTCTGTACATGAAAGTGATATACAGATAATAAAAGATTTAGAATATAAACAAATAGAACCTGATGGTTTTCAATCTGTAGATGATATGATATGGGATAGACTGCCTGATTTAACTAGAGATATAGAACATCAAGTAAAAGCATTTAATGATAATGTAATGTTCTTTCAAACACCTATCAAAATGACTAGAATGTGGGGAACTAAATTTTTACCTGGTCAACAAGGCGAAGTACACTATCATAAAAACTCAACGTATAGTTTTGTATTATACTTAGATAAAGGTATGAGTTGTCAGTTTCAATCATTTGGACAAGAAGAATTGTTTGACCCAAAGTATGATAAATATAATATATTTAATATGAAAAGTTTTGACATGCCAGTAGAAAGAGGTACACTACTAATATTTAAATCTAGTTTACCTCATAAAGTTATGAAAACTAATAACGAAAGATATAGTGTTGCTGGTAATTTTGTAGTTACTGATTTAAAGGATTTTAATATTGTATGACAACGTTTATAGGTGAATATAAGATAGACGATAGTATTTGTGATAGACTTATTGAACATCACAAAAACGGAAAGAAAAAACAAGGTCTTTCTGGTTATGATACGATTGATAAAGACGCTAAAGATAGTATAGATGTTGCTGGCAAAGATATACCTTATTATTATGATTATTTAAAAGTATGTATTGAAAAATATAAACAAACTTATATATGGTCAGACAAAGACCAATATTATTATGATGTTTTAGAATGTCCAAACATACAATATTACCCACCAGGTGGTGGTTTTAAAATTTGGCACTATGAAAATAGTTGGCAAAGAGATGTTAATAATCCAAATGATTTAACAATGGCAAAAAGACACTTAGTCTTTATGACTTATTTAAATGATGTAACAGATGAAGGTGAAACTGAATTTTTTTATCAAAAAAGAATTATACAACCACGTAAAGGTCTTACACTTATTTGGCCAGCAAGTTGGACTCATACTCATAAAGGTGTACCATCATTAACACAAGAAAAATATATTATAACAGGTTGGATTTCTTTTAGAGATTATGTGGATCAAAAATAACTTTTTAAAAAATGTTAATGATGTAAGGCAAGTTGCACTTAACTCAACATATAGAACAAATGAACACAACTCTTTTTATAGAGGGTTTAGAGCAGATGTACCAGAAGAATATTATCACACTATTGCAAATGATATATTAGAGGTACTTAATTTAGAACGTGCTAAAGTAGAAATGTATTTTTCATATCAAACAAGTGATATAATTACTAAAGATGAATATAGTAAACATACAGATAAATCTGATTGGGCAGGTGTAATATATCTTACACCTAATCCTAAACCTAATTCTGGTACAATACTATATAATAAAGAAAATATACAAACTGTTATTGAAAACAAATACAATAAATTAGTAGCATATAATTCAAAAATTACACATTCACCAGATTATACGTTTGGTGATAATATAACAAATGCAAGAATGACTTTGACGTTTTTTGTCTATAGAGAAAGGTAATATGTTTAGAGAAAAACACTATCAAGTAATAAAAAATTTAATTAGTCCTGAAATGGCAGAATTAGGATATCGTTACTTATTAAACAAAAGGAGAGTATTTACTTTCTTACATGAAAATAAACAAATATCTCCGTTTAGTGAAGATTATGGTTATATGAATGACCCTACTGTAAAGAATACATGGGCAAATTATGGTGATGTTTTATTTGACACAATACTTACAGAAAAAAAAGAAACTATAGAAAAAGAAATAGACTATAAACTTGTTGAAACATATACTTATGCAAGATTATATAAACATGGTGATATACTTAGAAGACATAAAGACAGACCATCATGTCAAATATCTGCTACAATGTTTTTAGGTGGTGAACCTTGGTCTATCTATGTTGATAATACAGGTGGTACAAACAATCCAGGTATCAAAGTTGATTTAGAACCAGGTGATTGTTTAATGTATCGTGGTTGTGAATTAGAACATTGGCGTGATGAATTTAAAGGCGAAATCTGTGGTCAAGTATTCTTTCATTATAATGACGCTAGTGATCCTCAATCAGAAAAATTAAAATTTGATAGAAGACCTGTATTAGGTTTACCTCATCATATCGCTGTTAAATATTATTTAGATTAAGACCAACTAGAAGTGTCTGGGTCCCAAATTCTTACTACTGTTTGATCCGTTGTTGGAGAAGTAATTACTTCTGGCAATTCTGCGTCTGAACCTAATTCACTTCTTATCCACCCACCGTGAGTAGAACTTTCCATAAGTTTTTGACATATCCATCTTGTATTATCTTGGTCCCAACTTATATTGTACTCATAAGTTTTACCACCATCATCATAAGTTGTTACACTTGGTCTTGCAACTGGTTCATAATAAGCACCATCAACTGAACTTAATACCCAATTAGAATGTGGTTTAATTCCTGTAAAGTATCCATTACCACCATCATCAATAAAATAACCATCAATACATGCAAATCTTTTTCTAAAGTTATGATTGTATGACGTTTGTTTCCATGCGACACCTGGATAAGCACCATCTACATATGCAATTGAAGGATCCTCAGAAATATTATTAGCACACCAAGTTTCTCCGTCAACTGCCATATCAGCAGATACATTACTGTCATCTACTACGTTTACTCTTAAAACTTTATTGTTTTTATCTAATTCTGCGAAGTGTGCCATTATTTCTCCTTAATTAACTTGTATATGTTCCTGGACTATTAAAACTGTGAACTCTATTACTACTTACAATAGATTGTGTACCACCTGAACCTTTTGGAGCAGTACCTGGATAAGCAATAACAACTCTACCAGAACCACCTGAACCAGCAGCACCATTCCAATGACGAAGAGCTCCGCCACCACCACCTCTGTTAGCAGTACCTGATTGTGCAGGTGTATTTTCTGGGTGTTGACTTCTACCTGCACCACCTCCACCTGATCCACCATTAGAGGATCCAGGTTGACCTCCGCCGCCACCTGCATAAGCGATACCGTCACCTGGGAAAGTTGCTCCGTTACCACCACTTACACCTGAACCAGCATTTGATTTACCACCTCCAGCACCACCGCCGCCCCCACCGGGACCTGCGCTACCAGAATTTCCTTGTCCTGAAATACCTGAACCACCACCAGAACCTTGACGACCACCGCCGCCTGATCCACCTGGACCTCCTGATGATGAGTTTTCTGCACCACCATAACCACCACCAGTTGATGGTATACTGTTGAATGATGAAGCTGAACCTTGATTACCTCTATTTGTAAAACCTGTGTTTGGTCCGCCGCCACCACCTATTGAAGCAGGGAAGTTACTACCTGGTGCCGTTTCTATTGATCCTGTTCTCATACCACCTGCACCACCACCTGAACCTTGGTTTTCGCCGCCGCCTCCGCCGCCTGCAACAATTAGATATGTGAATGTGTAAGTGTTTGTTTTGTTTTGTAAATCTGACATAGCAATAGCACCACTAGGTTGACCTGCTAAACTTCTCACAGGTGTTGAATCCATGTTTATTTGTGCCGTTGAACTTTCACCTAATTCATCATTTACGTCTGATAAACCTATCTGTGCATTTGGCGTTGCCATATTTTAATCTCCCTAATTATTTATTCTTTTTTAAAGTATTAACTTCGTCTGTTAATTCTTTGACAGCTTCAATCAATACTGAAACTAATCTATCATATTTAACTGCCTTAATGCCGTCTTTTCTTGTAGCGACAACTTCTGGCATAACTTTTTCAACATCTTGTGCGATAACACCAACGTCTCTTTTTCTTACAAAGTATCCGTCTTCGCCACCTTTACTCTCAATGAAACTATCTTTCCAATCAAAGAATACACCGTTGATTTTCTTAATCATTTCAAGTGGAGAAGGAATGTTGATAATGTTTTCCTTAAGCGCTACGTCTGAACTGTAGAAGGCAGTAATATCGTTTGTTGCTCTTAACTCACCAGCAGTACCTGAAGCGGCAGTATTAAGACCTAAACTGTCTAACTGTACGTCATTACCGTCTGTTGTATTTGATACAACAACTGTACCTGCTTGAGTTGGTAAAGTGATTGTTATATCACCTGTTGAAGCAGGACCTACTAAAGTTACTGCATTAGTACCGTTGTCACTATCTTCAAAGAATTTAACAAAACCTGCGCCTGTAGCACCGTTCTTTGTTTCTACTCCAGTAGAAGCAGTAATTGTTGTACCTGCAATTGTAGTTGCCGTTAAGGCACCTGTATCTAATGTAGATGAACCGTTATCTATGTTACCAAAACCTGATGTAATTGAACCAGAGTTTAAGGCACCAGTAGTAACTATGTTTGCACCACCAACACTATGACCTGCAAAATATGTTGATACTGTATCAACGTTTGTCATTCTCATAGTACCGCCATCATTAATTAATATACCATCACCTGAAGCGACAGCAGTAGTACCTCTAGCAGTACCACCATCTATTAAATTAATTTCTGCCGGTGTTGCACTAATAGCGTCTGTACTAGCAGCGGCAAAAGGTTGTAAAGTACCTGCTACGTTTGCAAGATTAATTGCTCTATCAGCAGTTGGGTCAACTACACCTAATGTTGTTTCAAAACTATCATTTGTAGAACCTTCAAAGATAACTGAATAACTTTGTCCTAGTGATAAATTACCACCCGCTGTGATTGAACCTGCACTCAAAGCACCTGTAGTTGTGATTGATGATGAACCATTGTTTATAGTACCAAAACCTGATGTAATTGTACCAGAGTTTAAGGCACCTGTTGACACAAGATTTGGCATTGCTGTAATTTCGTCATCAAGGTAGGCAGCAAGAGTTTCAACTGTAGTCATTCTCATTGTACCGCCGTCATTGATTAGTACACCATCACCGTCTGCAATTGCTGTAGTACCTCTAGCAGTACCACCGTCAATTAAGTTTAATTCTGCCGGTGTTGCCGTAATTTGGTCTGTTGAAGCAGCAGCAAATGGTTGTAATGTACCTGCAACGTTAGCGATGTTGACTGCTCTGTCAGCAGTTGGATCAACTACACCTAATGTTGTTTCAAAACTGTCTGCACTTGCACCTTCAAATACTACAGAACCACTTAATACTGCACCGGTTGCTGTTATTGTACTTGATGATGTGATTGCACCTGAACCTACTGTCCCTGCTAATGTTACATTTGCACCACTAAATGTTGCAGCTGTAGTTGTACCTGATTTTATAATTAAATTACCAGAGTTATTAGTTGCACTACCAAAAGTAGTACCTGCGTCTACGAAGAAAATATCTCCGCCATCAGCGTCTAACTTAATATCTCCTGGAGCGTCTAATGTAACATCAGTCGTACCATTTAAAACAAAATCTAAGACAGTTGTACCACCTGCTTTCATAGTGATGTTATCACCATCAGCGTCTAAGATAATGTCTGTAGTTGCGTCAAGTGTGATTGATGAACCACTATCTATTTTTGCAATTACAGGAGTTGTAAGTGTTTTATTTGTTAATGTTTCTGTAGCAGTTATTAAAGAAACTGTACCAGTTAAATCTGGTATAGTTACTGTTCTATCTGCTGTTGGGTCAGTAGCAACTAGTGTTGTTTCAAAACTGTCTGCTGTTGAACCTTCAAAAACGAAACCT